ATATTCCTGCCAGGCCTGTTCAAATTCCGGTGAATATTCCTGTCGGGCAGAACGTGCTGGTGCAGACGCGTCAGCGGATGCGCCAATAGTGTTTTTACTCTCTGTAGTATTCTCTGAAGTAATCTCTGTTGTATTCTCTGTAAGATCGAAATTGGTTTTCCCTTCTCCGCGGCGAGGGGTTTCCCGTGTCCGCGGTGAAGGCTTTCCCTCCTCCGCGAAATTGGGTTTTACAGTTTCCCGAAAACGGGTTTCCCCATTTCGGGAAAACTGATTGTTTTCATTGATAATTTCATTAAGGCGCTCACAATCTATACGGTAGAACATTTTGTGCTCAAGACGCTTGTTGGTTTCAACCAAAATGCCTCTGGACACAAGATGCTTACGCGCTACAGCCTGTTGTTCAAATGTAAGTCCGGTTTCGTGTTGTATCTCTTCACGCGTTTTATGTACGCCTTCCGCTGCATGTGCTTTATCCTGCCAGTAAAAAATCTGACCAAAGAAAATAACAGCGTGCGGACTTCCCATGTATTTAACGAGCCCAGGGTAATAAGCAACCGGATGTCCAAAATCGAGCAGAAGATCAGACGGACGCATAGCCACCTCCCAGGCGTTTAAACATTTTTCCGGACTGAAACGCCACCAGCGGATAACTCAGGGTATGAGTACGTCCCTGAACCTGGCAGACAACCTTCTGGCTTTCTGTATTGACCAGGCAAACCCGCAGAACGTGGCCGTTGCTGGTGGTGAACCACTGCCCCACTCGGGGGCAACGGTTGTATCGGTGATACAGGGAATTAACGATGTGGCGGATCATGGGCGCCCCTCCTTGTCAGAACCATTCAGTCTGGAATCAACAAGTGCAGCACCAAAAACAGCATCACCTACACGGTCGTACAGTTTGCCAGCCAGCGGAGACTCAACGGCCTTAAGCATTGGATAAAGCTGGCTTATCCAGATTTGATGGATTTCACGCAAATGCAGGTATACGCCTCTGGCGTTTCGTGCGACAGCTGACATATCAGACGCATCGGCACCTGATAAACTCTTCTCCATCAGGTTAAAGGCGTTGATGTATGCCTCTTTGAAGCGGGCAGCACGTTTGCCAGTGAAGCCCATTGCCAGGAATGCGAAGCCGTCGCGGGTGATGTGGTAGCAAGGAAGTTTGCGAGTACCGCCGTTGGGCTGGTGTACCAAAATTGATGTCTCCGCAAAATTGCGGGCACAAAACTCTGGAGAACAATCCAAAATGCGGATCTTTTTCAGAACATCGTCATGACGTTTAGAGAAGAAGTCAGCAACAGCCAGAGATGAAGTAACAGCCTGACCATCAACGATGGCAATTTCAGGTTGAGTGAGGGTTGGGATCGTAGCCATGATGGCAGCCTCTTTGGTGATTTTTAATAACTCACCACCAAAGCTTCTCACGGCAATAGGTGGTGAGACGTACAGGGGTGAGAAACCGGTCACCAAAGAACCCGGCCCAACCGAAGTTGGCCCTGCACGCCCCACCATAATTTGGGCGTAATGCTGCTCATGACACAAAAAAACCGCAAGAGCGCGGTTGTGCGCTTTGGTGAATTCCGGGTTCTCACGCCCGGCACCCGCTTTATAAGGTGCGGAGACAGTGTAACGTCCCGAAATTGCAGAATCAATATCAAAATGTTGTAGCTGTGGACAACGCGAAGCCTTGTTGTTATTGTTTACAACAAGAACCAGAGGAAGCTTTAAATGCCATCCAGACTGTATAAACAGTTCATCCGTCATCTCGGTGAATCTGAATACATACGAATCCGCATATGGGAAGTGGAGCCTGCTGTATTGGGTAGCCAGCACAACTACAAATACAGCATGGCTTATGTCGTTGATGGCATGTGTGTGATGCGTTACGACAACGAACGGGGTAAAGGCGATCACAAACACATTGGTAGTCAGGAAGTCAGCACCAGCTTTGTCACCATTGAACAACTGCTCGCTGATTTTCTGGCTGACGTTAAATCCATCCGCAGAGGTATCTGACATGAGAACCGTAACAATCCGAATCGAGTCAATGGATAATTTCACGGCTGATGTGCTGTCTGCGTTCCAGGAAGCAGCTACCGGAGCAAAAGCAACCAGAGAAAACGTTATTTCATTTCCTGACTGGCAAATGATGCATAAGGTACTGACACCAAAACGCATGGACATTCTGATGGCAATGACTGGTGCCGGAGAAATGTCCATCCGAAAAATTGCAGCCCTGGTTGGACGTGATGTAAAAAGCGTGCATACTGACGTGACCGCACTCATCAGCAACGGTTTACTGGAAAAAAGCGAGCGCGGAACGTCATTCCCGTATGACGACATCCACTTTGATTTTACGCTGGGCAAGGCGGCGTAATTTTTCGTATATACCGTGCCGTCATTCCGGCGGCGCTTCACACTCCACAAAATCACGCCTGAACAACCACAACGGGCTGAAACATTCATATGGATAACCATCACGCAGATAAATAACCCGCTGTGTTTCAGGCTCCCAGCGTATAACGTGAACACGACGCCCCCTTCCGTCACGGAACCAGCGATTGAGGACTTGCATAAATTACCCGTAAACATCGTCACCCCTGCCAGCCCAGCGCCTGGAACAGCCCCATTTTCGGGTGATACCAACGAGTTCCTCTCGGTTCCGCTTCGCTCATCATACGATGGAAAGCAGCCATAAACGGTTCCACTGCAACAATTGTGCGGCGTGACAACAATCCGTCCGGAGTAAGAAATTCGTGAGTATCAGTTGGAATTTGATAGGCGTTCACCAGATTGCGGCATTTCGCATCTGACATACCCGTTTTCGCCACCAGCTGACGGTAGCCTGCATAACCATCGCGGATGGTGCCTCTTTTGATTTGTTCGACAGTTTCAGTAACGTGACTGACTTTTTCTTCCATCTTGTCGAGGCGTTTTTGCTGACGAACGGCTTCAAGAGCCATCGCGGCAACCATTTCGATTTCGCTCATTGGTTTGCGCACCTGCTCTTCCAGTTCGCGCCAACGATCTACCAGGCGGGCAGTGAATTCCGGGCAAAGTTGTGCGACGACAATGATGCTGTCGCGTTTGCCTTGTTCGCCTTCGAAAATATATGCGTTTGTGAATTTGTTTTGGCTAAATGATTGTTCGTTCTCAACTTTTTGCATTGCAGGAAGTTGAATCACCCCGCGTTTTGCCAGACGCTCTATTGATATTCTGACATTGCCGTGTTGACTTCCAACCAGCTCTGCGATTTCAACGCTGGTCATGGATACTTTGTCGTTAAAAATTGCGGTGTTCACTGCCATCTCCTTACGGATAAATTCTTTTAAGATTCCGCACATTCGTACTTGTTGGTGCCGAACCATCCTTCAGTTATCCTTTTGATCCCTATAAACAAAAGAACCAAAGGAGGTTCGACATGAAAGTTCAGGCCGTTGGTTTATTCTGGTTTCGCGATGCTATTCAGTATCATGAGCTCAAAAATATTTTTACTGATGCTGATGTGCTCTCCGACAGTTACACCGAGTGGAAACACGACGCTGAAAAATTGATTAAGCGTGTCGAAAGAAGCGGGCAACGAGTTATTAAAGTTGAAGCGGATACAGCCGAGTTCATCGCCTGGTGCACAAGCGAAGGCATTGGAATCAATGCCGAAGGTAGAATGCAGTTCGCATCCTTTAAGGCTTACCAACAACTTCTCAGCGAACGCTAATGTGATTGGGGCAATCGAAATTGTTGCCCCATCGTATTTAATAGTTATTTTTTCGCTCATATCACCACCATCACTTCTCATCCTCTGTGTGCGCTAAGCTTGGATGTGTATATGGAATGTTCGGATCCAGATGGCAGAGAATGGCAACATCCTCCGGAACGCCCCGCGTTTTCCACTTTCCAACTCCCTGACTACCACGAGGCTTTCCTTTCTTTGGGAACCTGCGGCCAATAGCGGCATTGGTTTTAAATTGAGTTTTTAATATTTCATAAAGGGTCATTCTTTAGCCTCACACCGGATACTCTGTTATCCAAGAATGTTAAACATGAGAATCCAAAGTATCAAGATATTCTGTTACTTTAGTATCAGCAGCCATGAAAGGAGAAGAAAAATGAAATCTTTAGGTGAACGCCTCATCAACGCACGACAAAAAGCTGGGTTAACGCAAGATGCGTTGGCTAAAAAAGCTGGGGTCACCAGAGTTGCAATCAGTAAAGCCGAGCAAGGTCTTACAAAAAGTTTCAACGGTGACACGCTTTTTAAAGTCGCAGCGGCACTGCAGTGTTCACCGCAGTGGCTTCAGAACGGAGATGAAAAAGGTAAGTATTGGGAAAATAATGTTAAGAGCTGTCCCCAGAGAGACACAGCACACTCTTACCCTGTAATTAACTGGGTTCAGGCAGGATTATTCGCAACTGCAGGTGATGACTACAACATGTATGATCAGGATAATTGGAGGCATTCTGTAAAATACGCTGGTGAGAGGGGCTTCTGGCTGGAAGTACACGGAGACTCAATGACTTCGCCTATAGGAATAACATTTCCTGAAGGAATGTCGATCCTTGTCAATCCAGATAAAGAAGTTTTTTCAGGGTGTTACGTCATCGCCAGAAAAAAATCCACCAATGAAGCAACATTCAAAAAATATATTTCTGAAATGGGGAAGGCGTTTCTAAAGCCCCTTAATCCACAATATCCCATCATAGAAATGGACAATGATTGCGAAATAGTAGGTGTTGTGGTTGATGCCAGGTGGGATATTTTCTGACCAGATACAAAAAGAAACCAAAGTATCAAAAACTACTTGCCATGCTTTGATACCTTAGTTACCATGAAACAAAGTTCGTAACTGGGGTATCATCTCATGATCAATAAAGCTACAACTCTTGACTGTCTCGAAGAACTGAAAAACCTCGGCAGCCTCATTACACTAATAGCAAAAGCAACACCAGATGCTACGCTCTCTAGCGATATAGAGTCATGCGCAGGACTGGCATGGGATATGACAAATAGCATATCCAGAAAGCTATCGTCAGCAATGCTTTTACAGAACAAAAATTCTGCAATCAACAACCGTCTTCGCACCCAACGCGAAGCCTGCGGCTTAACAACCGCCGAACTCGCCAGGCTGCTCGATCTCGATGAAGAAGTCATCATCCAGTGGGAGAGCGGAGAGTATGAACCAACTATCAGTATGCTTATCCCACTGGCAAATATTCTTGGCTGCGATCCGATGTGGCTGTTAACTGGCGCGGTTACTCCTCCGGTGCAACCAAAAAGTGAGGAGCAGCAACACCATAACGCATCTCAACAAGTTTGCTCCTTATCTCGCGAAGCTCTTCTACGGAAGAACCAATACCAATGGTGACATAATCGCCGCTTCGCCCCTCAAGGTACATGCGAACATTTTTATCAATCATTGCGGAAACAGTCTCAATATGAAAACACTTCTGAGACTCGCTATATAGCAGAACATATAAGTCAGCTGAGGAAGCCATGAAAAAGTTCGAAAACATAACTGTTCTCCATGTTGATAACTTTGATTATACAAACCAGGAACTTCTCCCGGAGGTTGTAAAGGCAATAGATGTTGCCGATATAGTGATTAGAGGAAAGAGAATTGTCAAAAACAGGCTCGCATGTACTTCAGGAGCAATGACAGAAACAACCTCACAGCAAGATGATTGGAGCCTGATTCATTTGCGGTAAATGTTTATCATTTATTGCATGCAACACAGGTGTTACATACGTCCAGTAATAACGAAACAAAAACACTTGGCAGTGAAATTCTGAATTTTGCATGTGAATATGCAAAAGCCGCTGTTGAAAAAGAATTAGCGCAATAACAACAAATATGCCCTGAACGTTTATTGCGGTTTTATCGCCGGGGATTGTTACAACCTTAATCCACAGGAGGCTTTATTATGACTTTTATAAAGAATATGGCATCACACAAGACCGCCAGCCTTATTGCACAATACGGTGAAAATTACATGCATATTGCCTGCTTATTTCTGCGTAAAGCATACGGGAAATAACAAATGACACATGAACCCATTAATACATATCGTCGCCGTATAGCTGTTGCGGCACTCCATCGAATAAAACGTAAAACAGGTGGTGATCTGCTTATTGTTGACCTTCTGGATGGGAACATTACGACCATAGAAATAACAGAACAGTTTATAAACCAGTTGCTGTTGCGCTTTGAAGGTATTACCCGTGGTGAATTGGGTCGAGTGGAGGGTGAAACAGAAATCCGAACTGCATACCAGAATGCTATCGGGATTAATCAACATACTGAATACCAGGCTGAAACCGGAAAGTTAATTATAGACAACCTTTTACAAGAGGTTATTGATTACGCGAAAGAAAAATATATCAGCGGAGGAATTAACTGATGGCTAATTTATCCCCTGTATCTGTTGTGCACGAAAAAGTGCAGATCGTTATGACAATTGAAAATGGCCAGGTAACAGATGTCTGCAAAGTCCGCGATGGAGAGCTGATTGCCAGCATGGATACATTCATATGGCTGGCAGAAAGAGCGGGGTATCAGATAACAGCACCTGCTCAGGAGGAAACCAGTGACATTAACAGCAACACGAATTCCTGAGTGGGTCCACCAGCAGGCGTTGCTGGTCCTGCGGCGGTACAGATGCCGATGTATATTCCCGCATCGGATACAGCGCAACGGATATCTCAGTCTGAAGGTTAACCGTCGCTGGCGGCTGTTATCGAAAGACGACGGCCGGAACTGGGAAGTAATGAGTCATGAACGTTATTCGGGGGAAATAAAGAAATGATCGACAACCGCACCGCCAGCGCCATTGACCAGGCATTACAGAAACATGATACACCCGTCGGCCCGTTATTTTTTGTAACACGCCACGGAAGAACAAAAAAATGCCTCACCCGAAAAACGGCAATTCGTTACCTGGCATTCTTTATGACCACCCGCGCTTTTGAACGTTCAGGATTCCGACAACGCCATCCTGACAAGCGTTTTATCTTCAACGGGAATGAGATATGGAAACGTGGAGAATCAACCACAGAGTATACCCGCGCACACCAGCGAACAATCAGACGACTGCGCAGACTCATCGCCAGGAAACAGTATACAGAAAAATGGTTCAGAAAATATGACACATGGAGCGCCGGATATTACGAACTGATGGCAACAAAACCATTCTGACGTAAACGAAATTAACCATGACGCAATTAAATAAGGCAAGCCGAATACATCAAGAGGACCATTGAGGTAGCCTGAGTTTAACGGACACTCCTTCCTGAAATAGAATGGCATCAGAAGGAGCTAATAATGAGCAGAAAAACCCAACGTTACTCTAAAGAGTTCAAAGCCGAAGCTGTCAGAACGGTTCTTGAAAATCAACTTTCGATCAGTGAAGGCGCTTCCCGATTATCCCTTCCTGAAGGCACTTTAGGACAATGGGTTACCGCCGCCAGAAAAGGGCTCGGTACTCCTGGTTCCCGCACGGTGGCTGAACTGGAATCTGAAATTCTGCAACTGCGTAAGGCGTTAAATGAAGCTCGCCTTGAGCGAGATATATTAAAAAAAGCAACAGCGTATTTTGCACAGGAGTCGCTGAAAAATACGCGTTAATCGAACAATGGCGACAACAATTTCCCATTGAAGCGATGTGTCAGGTATTTGGTGTATCCAGGAGCGGTTATTACAACTGGGTACAGCATGAACCCTCAGACAGAAAACAAAGTGATGAGCGGCTAAAACTGGAGATTAAGGTGGCACATATCCGCACTCGCGAAACATATGGAACCCGGCGGCTCCAGACGGAGCTGGCAGAGAATGGCATCATCGTTGGTCGTGACCGACTGGCACGTCTTCGTAAGGAGCTAAGGCTACGCTGTAAGCAGAAACGCAAGTTCAGAGCGACTACGAACTCGAACCACAATCTGCCAGTTGCGCCAAATCTGCTGAACCAGACGTTCGCTCCTACAGCACCAAATCAGGTCTGGGTGGCGGACCTGACGTATGTTGCCACACAGGAGGGATGGTTGTACCTCGCTGGCATCAAAGATGTTTATACGTGCGAAATTGTCGGCTACGCCATGGGAGAGCGCATGACAAAAGAGCTGACAGGTAAAGCCCTGTTTATGGCGCTCAGGAGCCAGCGCCCACCTGCCGGGCTAATCCACCACTCTGATCGAGGTTCACAGTACTGCGCATACGATTACCGGGTCATACAGGAGCAGTTTGGTCTGAAAACATCAATGTCGCGTAAAGGTAACTGTTACGACAACGCTCCGATGGAAAGCTTCTGGGGAACGCTGAAAAATGAGAGCCTGAGCCACTATCGTTTTAATAACCGGGATGAAGCCATCTCAGTAATACGGGAATACATTGAGATTTTCTACAATCGTCAGCGTCGTCACTCTCGTCTGGGGAATATCTCCCCGGCAGCCTTCAGGGAAAAATATCATCAGATGGCTGCTTAAAAAAGAACAAATGGTAGTGTCCGCTATTGCCAGTACACCTCACATGAACATTTATTTCAGAATAGTTATATCACTGGCAATTATCGCATGTATTTACGGATTAATCGTTCCGGCCCTCATATCAATGAAGGATACGGTAGCAGTGATTTCTGGCTTTGCTCTGGCGTGTCTGACCCCGCCCTGCATTTATGCCATTTATAAGGGTCTTTCTTTCCCCGGGAGGGAAAAATGAAAAAAACAATTGCGCTTGTTTTCGCGGTCAGTCTGGCTGTCTTCGGACTTGTAGGTTGCGATCGCGTTGAACCAGGTAATGTGGGTATCAAAGTCAACAAACTGGGCGACGACAAAGGTGTCGGTGAAGTGGTCGGTGTTGGTCGCTACTGGACTGGCTGGAATACTGAAGTTTACATTTTCCCGACCTTCAAGCAAATGAAGACCTACGATGAACCGTTCAGTTTCCAGATGAGTGACGGCACAACCATCGGCTATCACATCGGCGTGGCCTACAAAGTTGATCCATCCAAAGTTACCACGGTGTTTCAGACTTACCGCAAAGGCGTGGATGACATTACCAACACCGACCTGCGCCAGAAGATCGCCGACGCACTCAATCGGCTGGCCAGCAAAATGACCACCGACAAATTTATTGACGGCGGTAAATCTGAATTACTGGATGCCGCTCTAAAAGACATCCAGGAAGAAATGACACCCATCGGTATTCAGGTAATGAGCCTCTCATATGTGGGTAAGCCAGAGTACCCACCAACCGTTATCGACAGCATTAACGCCAAAGTCACGGCAAACCAGAAAACACTGCAACGCGAGCAGGAAGTTAAACAACGCGAAGCAGAAGCCAACATGCTGCGTGCAGAAGCTGCCGGACAGGCTGATGCGATTCGCACAAAAGCCCAGGCCGAAGCCGATGCAATTCGTTTACGCGGTGAAGCTCTGCGCCAGAACCCCGGTGTTATGGAGCTGGAAGCCATCAATAAATGGAACGGCACACTGCCGCAGTACATGACCAGCGGTGCCAACACACCATTTATTCAGGTTAAGTAATACATATGCCCGGTATTACACGCCGGGCTGTCTGGAGATAAAAATGAATACTGTAACCATCAACAACAAACAGTTTCCGGTAATCGAATATCGCGGTCAGCGCGTGGTGACGCTGGCGATGATTGATGAAGTGCACCAACGCCCGGACGGAACAGCGGGACGCAATTTCCGCGAAAACAAGTCTCGTCTTATTGAAGGGGAAGACTACTTCGAATTAGGTTCCGACGAAATTCGTCGACACCTCCCTGACGGTACTTTCTCAAAATTTGCAGCAGCAGGAATTGTACTGGTCGAATCCGGTTATTTGATGTTGGTGAAATCCTTCACCGACGATCTGGCCTGGCAGGTTCAGCGCGAACTGGTTAACAGCTATTTCCGAACTCACGCGCCGCTGACGGAAATGGAGATGATCGCTGCAATGGCCGCCGATGCCGTTCGCCAGCAAAAGCGCCTGAGTCATGTTGAAAAGAAGATCGAAACGGTCACCAAAGCTGTGGAGAACATCAAACGCGGCACAATGCGCGCCGGATATGTCGGTTACCGCCAGGTGGTAGCCAAAAGTGGAATGAGTGACGCCAAGTGTCGGAATCTGGTGAACGCATATCAAATTCCTACAGACACCCACGAATTCATGACTCCGGACGGTCTGTTGTCTCGCAGGGCTATCGTCGAGCTTGAGCCATTTTGGCGGCGTTCCACCAAATGATGTCAGAGGCTGAACCACGCGGCACACGCTGGTATCACCCGAAGATGGGGCTTTTCCAGGTGATCGGATGGGAGGATAAAGCATGATCATCCAGTCAAAACTTATTCGCGCCGCTCTGGTGTGCGCTGCTAAAAACGACGTTCGTTATTACCTGAACGGTCTTCACATCACGCCGAAACATATTGAGGCAACCAATGGTTCCGTGGCACTGCGCATGGCTCACGGCATCCGGACGAAGAAAAACATCATTGTCCAGTTCGAAGGGGGCGTCCCGGCCAAAGCCGAAACGACAGAGCTGATTTTTAGTAAAGAGCCGATCGCTGTTCATCGCGACCAGTTTCAGCGACGACTGTCCATTACCGGCATTAAACTGGTGGACGGTTGTTTTCCGGATTTGAATCGCATCATTCCGAAAAAGTTTGACCGCTGTACTCACCCGGTGCTCCAGGCGGGTTACCTGAGTTATCCAGAGAAGATGTTTGGTCGTGAGCGTAAATTTATTCCCGTCCAGTTACGTCCCTCCGGTGACGGGCAAGCGGTCAGAATTCAGTTTGATTCCATCATCAACTCAATGTATGGCAATCCTGAATTTGTTGTGATGCCTTGTCGTGATCATGGCGATTTCAACGTGGCTCAGGAGCATCCGGAATGAAAATCGAATACCAGGACGCCGCAGGAGGTGAATCAATGAGCTGGCCTGATGCAATCGTAACTCTGGGGATGGTATTCGCAGTAGCGTTTGTTGTGTACTCGATTTGTCGATGGGGATAACCACATGTTCGCTTTGATTCAACGCGGGCAGATATACACAGACAGAGCCGGATACCCAGTAGAAATTACTCGCAGTACTGAGCACTCAGTGTTCTTTCGGAGGATGGACGGACGTACCGGGCGAGTACGCATCGGTGAATTCAGTAGCCTGTTCGAGCATATTGACCACCTGGAATATCACAAGATTCTGGCTGAAACAGAACAAGAAAAGCACCTGAAGAAATTACGCGCAATGCAAAGGAAGTAAAAAATGAATAAAGCGTTTGAGCTATGGGTCCACCAGCGTTACGGCAACCGCTACGACCTGACGCGAGATGTTGACGGTTTCTACTGTCGTGAAATTGTGAAACGAATGTTTGAGGTCTGGTGCCACTGCCGTGGGCTGAGTGTTGTGTGAGGTAATGCATGGGCAATGTGATTCAACTGGCTCCCAATGAATGGGTTTGTGAAAGCGTTCTAATCGCAATTACCGGGCTCAAACCAGGCACAATTCTTCGGGCCCGGAAAGAATGCTGGATGGTTGGAAGAGAGTATATTCACGTATCACCAGACGGTAATCCAAAGCCTTCCAGTGAATGTATGTATAACAGAAAAGCAATAGATGCCTGGGTCGCCTCAATGAAAAACAAACAACCCAGGTGATTTAATATCATGAAATATGTAAGCTCGTATCGCTCTTGGGCGTCTGGAGGTATCGATGGATAAAGTCAAATATCCAACAGGCGTCGAAAACCACGGCGGCACATTACGCATCTGGTTTAATTTTAAAGGTAAACGTGTCAGGGAAAATCTTGGTGTCCCTGACACTGCCAAGAACAGGAAGATCGCCGGGGAACTGCGGACATCGGTATGTTTTGCCATCCGCACAGGAAGCTTTGATTATGCTGCACAGTTCCCTGACTCCCCTAACCTTCAGGCTTTTGGGGTAAGTAAAAAGAAATTACGGTGAAGGAACTTGAAGAAAAGTGGCTGGATCTGAAACGAATGGAAATCTCTGCAAATGCATTCAATCGCTATGAATCCGTTGCAAGAACGATGGTTCCGAAAATTGGAGGCGGCAGACTGGTGTCATCGGTAACCAAAGAGGAATTGCTGTATATCAGGAAAGATTTGCTGACCGGGTATCAGAATTCAACGAAAAACAAAGCAGCAGCAAAAGGACGGAGCGTCGTTACTGTAAATTATTACATGACGACAATCGCTGGAATGTTTCAGTTTGCTGCAGATCACGGTTACTTAGAAGCAAATCCCTTCCAGGGAATTAAGCCTCTTAAAAGAGCCAGGGCAGAGCCAGATCCGCTAACTCGTGACGAATTTATTCGCCTGATAGATGCTTGCCGACATCAGCAGACGAAAAACCTGTGGTCATTGGCTGTGTACACAGGAATGCGTCACGGTGAACTGGTCTCCCTGGCCTGGGAAGATATCGATCTGAAAGCAGGAACTATTACTATCAGGCGCAATTATACGAAACTCGGTGAGTTCACTCTACCTAAAACTGAAGCAAGTACAAACAGGGTTGTGCATCTTATCCAGCCCGCTATCAGTGTCCTGAAAAATCAGGCTGAAATGACAAGACTGGGTAAGCAGCACCACATCAAGGTTCAACTACGTGAATATGGACGTTCAGTGAATCATGAATGTACTTTCGTATTTAACCCCCAGGTGGTTAGAAAAAGCAAACAGGTAGGTTTTATCTACAAGGTAGATTCCATTGGCGACTCATGGGAAACAGCCATTAAGCGTGCGGGCATCAGGCACCGGAAAGCATACCAGTCACGACACACTTATGCGTGCTGGTCATTATCTGCCGGAGCAAACCCAAGCTTCATTGCCAGCCAGATGGGGCATGCAAGTGCCCAGATGGTGTTCAATGTATACGGAGCATGGATGACTGACAGCAATGCAGAACAGATCGCAATGCTGAATCAGAAGCTGGCAGATTATGTCCCAATGATGTCCCATGGTCACCAAAGTGACACAAGAGGCTTATTAAAATCAGTGAGTTAG